GATGTGAATACCGCAGGGTATTTCAACTCCGTGGCTGCTTTGCTCAAGGTCGGCGATCTGATCTTCTGCTACACCTCGACTGGCGGCACTCCTGCCATGTCCATCGTGTATGTGAACGCCAACAGCGGCACCGTTGTTGACGTGACAGATGGTCTGACTGTGACTGCAACCGACTCCGATTAATCGGCAGTCAACAGGATGGGCCAGCCACTGAGTAATCGGGGGCTGGCCCTTCTCACATTGAGAGGTTCAAATGGCTGCTGGTGATTCTGGTATTTCAATCTGCTCTGACGCGCTCATCATGTTGGGCGCAAAGGCCATCTCATCGTTCAACGATGGCACGGATGAGTCCAGCACCTGCGACCGTCTGTACCCCGACATCCGTGACTCCTTGCTGGTTCAGTACCCCTGGAGCTTCACGATGAAGAAGGTCAAGCTGGCCCGTCTGGTGACGATCCCCGGCTCGGTTTGGCGGTACGAGTACCAGCTGCCAGGCGACCGGCTTACAAGCCCCCGCGCTGTGTACAACCGAGCCACCCCCGGCTCGCCAGTCCAGAAGGACTGGGAGATCCAAGGCGACAAGCTGCTGACCAACCTGGATGAAGTCTTCATCGACTACCAGTACCAGACGCCCGAGTTCGCCATGCCGCAGTACTTCGTGCAGCTGCTCAAATATCACATGTCCTGGCACCTGGCCATGCCCATCACCGAACAGATGGACAAGGCTCAGTACTGGCAGGGCATCGCTGTTGGCGGTGGCAACGAGAACGGTCGCGGCGGTTATTTCCGCACAGCGGCCAACATCGACGGCCAGAACCAGCCGACCCGTGTCATCGAGGACTACAGCCTGATCGCTGTGAGGAACTGATCATGGCGCGGTTCACCAGCATCATGACCAACTTCAGCACGGGCGAACTCGACCCGTTGCTGCGTTCGCGTGTTGACCTCGACCAGTACAACAACGCGCTGGCCAAGGCGACCAACGTCCTGATTCAGCCCCAAGGTGGCCTGCGCCGCCGCCCTGGCACCAAGCACATCCTTGAGTTGCCCAACAGCAGCACACCCAGCGCCGCCAACGGTGTGCGCCTTGTGTCGTTCCAGTTCTCTGTGGCCGACAGCTACATGCTGTGTTTTACGCACAACCGCATGTACGTCATCAAAAACGGCGCAGTGATCACCAACATCAACGCGTCTGGCAACAACTACCTGACCACCACGATCTCAAGCGACATGGTTGACGACATGTGCTGGACGCAGTCGGCTGACACGCTGATTGTGGTTCACCCAGATCTGCAGCCCGTGCGCATCACTCGCACAACTGACTCGGCCTGGACTGCCACGTCGATCACATTTGACAGCATCCCAAAGCACGCGTTCACGCTGACAACAACCACACCGACTGCTGGCCACCTGACGCCAAGCGCTGTGTCTGGCAACATCACGCTGACTTCGCAACACAGCGCTTTTACAACAGCCAGCGTCAACCAGTACATCAACGCAGTGCCGCAGGGGCGCGCTCGCATCGTGCGCTTTTTAAGCAATCACTCTGTTGAAGCCGTGACAGATTATCCGTTTTTCAACACAAGTCAGATCCCCCAAGGCAACTGGGAGATCGAATCGGGCTATGAGGACGTGTGGAGTTCTGGCAAGGGCTGGCCACGCACTGTGACATTCCATGAAGGCCGTCTGTATTTTGGTGGCAGCAAGTCGCGCCCATCCACCATCTGGGGCAGCAAGATCGGCCTGTTCTTTGACTTCGTGCCAAGCGAGTCGCTGGACGACGACGCCGTCGAGGCCACACTGGACACCAACGACTTGAACGTGATCATTGACCTGATCAGCTCGCGTGACTTCCAGGTGTTCACAACCGGTGGCGAGTTCTATGTGCCCCAGTCTGGCACCGACCCGATCACGCCGCTGACATTCACATTCAAGAACGTCAGCCGCAACGGCATCAAGCCTGGCACCCGTGTGCAGTCGGTGGAGTCTGGCTCTGTTTACATCCAGCGCCAGGGCAAGTCGCTCAACGAGTTTGTGTTCACGGACACGCAGGCCACCTATGTGACGCAGCGCATCTCGCTGCTGGCTGGTCACTTGCTGAAGAACCCGCAGCGTGTTGGCCTGCGCAAGGCTTCAAACACCGAAGAGGCCGACCTGCTGCTGATGACCAACACGGACGATGGCAGCATGGCGGTGTTCTCGATGATGCGTGCGCAAAGCATCACCAGCCCCTCTGAGTTCACTACCGATGGCCAGTTCATCGACGTGGGCGTGGATGTCAACAGCATCTACACGGTGACCAAGCGCACATTCAACGGCACGATCCGCTACTTCGTGGAGCTGTTCGGTTTCGACTATTTCACCGACTGCGCTTTCGTGGGTGCAAACGCCAGCGGCGCCACCGGCCTGCCCCATGTGGCCAAGTCGCTCAACGTCATCTGTGACGGCGTGCCGCAGTCCAATGAGACCGTGAGCGGTGGTGGCGCGGTGACCTTCGACCGCCCCAGCGTGACGAGCTACGAAGTGGGCCTGCCCATCAACGTGTTCGTCAAGACGATGCCGGTGGAACTCAAGCTGCAGACCGGCTCGCGTCTGAGCCTGAAGAAGCGGATTGTGGAGATCAACGCTGTGGTCAATGACACGCAGCACCTGTTGATCAACAACCAGCCCGTGGCGTTCAGGCTTTTCGACAACCCGATGCTGAACCTGCCAGAGCCTGAGTTCACGGGCATCAAGCGCGTCAACGGCGTGCTGGGTTACAGCCGCGAACAGGCCATCGAGGTGAGCCAAAATTTGCCTCTTAAAATGAACCTGCTCGGTCTTGATTACCGGGTGGCAGTTCACTCTGGGACTTAATCATGGCAACAGCGCCAGCATCAACACCACCAGCCTCTTCGGGTGCGGCAGCCGCTGGGTACGCCACGGCTGGCGCAGCGATCCTGGGCGCATACGCATCTGGTCAGCTCGGACAGGCGGCTGCGATCAACCAGCAAACTGGTTCGCTCCTGCAGGCCCGCAACAACCTGGCCATCTCCGAGGTCCGTGCCGACTACTCCGAGCAGTACGCCGCCATCCAAGCCGGTCGCACGCTCAAACGCGCCGACATCGAGGCCACCAACTACAAGATCGCAGGCAATCAGCTGCTGCGCAACCTGCGCTCGACAAATGCGTCTGCGCGTGCGCGTGCAGCAGCCAATGGCGTGCAGCTGGGGTCTGGCTCCATTGAGGCCCTCCAGCGCGAGAACACAGCAGCAGCCATGAGCGATGTGCAGATGGCCGACTTCAATGCGCTGTCTGCTCGAGTCTTCGGATTTGAGGACGCGAGCGCCATGCTGGAGTCCAGCCAGATCCAAAACATCATGGACATGTACGCAGCAAAAACCGGGGCGCAACAGATGGAGATGGCAGGCTCTGCCGCTGTCAGGAACGCTGGCTTGCTGTCCAACGCAAAACTCTCTGACGCTGCAATCACAGCACTCAGGACCGTGAAAAGATAAGGCAAGACCATGGCAACACAGCGAATCGAATCGGGTCGAGTGCAGATGCGCAGCGTGGGCGGTGTGCCGATGCAGCAGGTCACGCCGCGCCAGGTTGACTTCATGCAGGCGAGCAACGTCCAGGCGCAGGGTGCAAACCAGCTGGCGCAGATGGTCGACCGCATGAGCCAGAGCGCCTTCACCATGTCTGGCCAACTGTTCCAGCAGGCAGCTGTCGAGGATGTGGCCAGCAACCCACTGACCCTTGAGCAGCTCGAGATGGCCAAGAACGGCGACATGAGCCAGCTCGGTGTTGGCGGTAGCCCGCTCAACATCTATGACGCCGCCGTGCGCAAGGCCCGCAGCTTTGAGCTGGCCAGCGCGTTCGACACCGAGGCCAAGGCCGAAGTGGTCAAGATCCTGTCGGATGTTGAGAACGGCACGGCGACCAGCAAGTCTGCAGCAGACAAACTGAACACCATGACCCGAGGCTTCAGCCAGTCGCTGGCCCAGGTCGATCCTGACGCCGCTCTGAAGTTCAAGGCGTCCATGGGCGTCTACGCCAACACGGTGATGGCCGAGGCCTACAAGACCGAGCAGAAGCGCACCAAGGAAAAGCAGGGCCTGCTGCTCGAGAGCAACTTTGCCAACAGCATCAGGCTGGTGGAGCCTGCCTTGGCGCAGGGCTTCTACGTTGACGCAGACGGAAAAGAGCAGCCCATCGAGCCGATGCTCGAGGTGTACCGCAAGAACGTGTCGGACACTGCCTTTGCAGCCGGTGGCCTGCAGATGGCCAACCAGTACCTGGTCAAGTTCGACAAGGCCGTGGCTGACGCGAAGATCAACGCTGCCACCAAAGTGGCCCTGGGCGACGACTACATGGCCGACCCCGTGATGGGCCTGCAGCGCCTCATGAAAGGCGACATGGGCCGGATGTCGGGCGTGTTCATGACGATGCCACAGGACGACAAGGGCAAGGTCATCGCCAACTACATGGTGGCCATCAACCAGCGCGACTCAGCTGAGAAGGCTGTGCTGGAAGACCAGAAGCAAGCAGCCATCAAGGAGTTCGTGCCGCTGTTCAACCAGGCGGTGGCCCTGCCTGACAGCAGCCCCAAGCGCAAGCAGCTGGTGCTGCAGCTCACAGCCATCTCAAACAGCAACCCGAGCGCTGTGCCTCTGTCGGTGATGAGCAGCTTGCTGACTCCTGACAAAGAGGGTGCGGGTGACGCCATGGTCGAGTTCAATATCATGGCCGGGATTTACAACGGCACGGTGACCGACCCCAGCCAGATCTATGCGCGGGTGGGCAAGGGCCTGACCGGCAAGCAGGCGGTGTCGCTGCTGGGCAAGCTGGTGAGCGAAGACCGCCGCGACCAGGGCGACCTTGATCGCGGCATCTCGCAGCTGGCAGGCATCCCTGTGGTGCCAGGCCAGGTGGTGGTCATCGACCCCAAGGGCCAGGAGTTCCAGCGCCGCCAGAAGCTGTCGGCAGACGCCGAGCAGATCCGTGGTGAGGCTGCAGCCCAGGGCAAGATCCTGTCGCCCCGCCAGGTGCTGCAGGAACTGACCAAGCAGATCGAGGCCAAGCGCAACAGCGAAGGCGCGAGGCAAGCCCGCACGCAGCTGGAGGCCTACGCCAAGAAGGACTGGATCAACGGCTCGATCACCCGTGACAGTCTGCCCGCGCTCGAGCGCAAGGCTGGCACCGACCGGGTCAAGATGAACGAGCTGAAACGTATTCGCACGCTGTTGGAACAAGCAGAAGGGAACTGAGCATGGCATTAAGCCCAATCGAAGACCGTTATCTTTCGGCGCTGACCGAGCGGGAGTTCCCGACCTTCACGCCCGAGGAGTCGGCAATGGCCGCGCCCGAGGGTGTGGACGGCATGCAGCTGGCTGCTGGCCCCTCGCAGACGGTGTCTGACGCTGGCGGTGGCCGTGGCTCATACGCCGGGTATGACCCGCGCCAGGACGCCGCGAGCAAAGCGCCGATGGGTGAGATCAAGCCGTATGACCCGACCATGCGCGAGCGCCTGGCCGGGTTTCTGCAGGCTGGCTTTGAGGGCATCGGCATCGACCGCTACAAAGCCCGCCAGAACGCCGAAACGCTTTTGGGCGGGCCTAGTAGCAACCTGCCTCTGAACATCGGTCTGGCAGACTTTGTGCCCTTCCTGGGTACTGGTCTGCAGACACAGGAAGCCGTGCGCATGGGTGGCGATGCTGTCACCTCTGCGCAGCAAGGCAACTACGGCACCGCCGCAATGCAGGCTGGTGGCGCTGCGCTTGGGATGGTCCCTGGTGTTGCCGGGACCGTGAAGGCTGGCAAGGGTGTGGCCAACATGGCAGGCGAGGAATTGAACCGCGCCATCCTTGACGGCACGGGCCCGCTGGCCAAGATCGTTCCGCAGTCGGCCAGACCTCTGAACATCGTGCAGCCTGGCCCTGGTGTGGTCTCGACCCGCCTGCCGACCGCCGTCAAGGCCACCGAAGACCCGATGGCCAGCAAGCTGGTGATCGACCTGCAGGCGACCAAGCGCGACCCCGAGGCGTTCAACCACAACGTGGGCCTGATCAAGCAATACCCCAACTTCGCGTCCAAGGCTCGCAACCCAGAGCGCCAAGCCGAAGACTTCATCGATGGCGTCAAGGACAACCTGATCTTCTTGCATGACCAGGTGCCTGATGCCACGCGCCAGCGCAGCAAGCTCTGGTATGACGGCGCTCGCTCGATCACGGACAAGTTCGCGGGCGAGTACAACGTGCCCGACCAGGCAGTGGCTGGCGTGATGGCCGTGCTGTCGCCGCAGAAGGACTGGTTCATGAACGTGTCGCTGGGCCAGCGTGTTCTTGACATCATGTCCAAACAGCAATCGGCCCGTTGGGATTCCAGCATGGATGAGATGGGCAAGATCATCTGGAGCAAGCCGCAGTACGCCCCCATGGTCGAAGCGATCCGTGGCAAGACCCTGGCCGAGATCCAAGACCCTGGCCTCAAGGCCATGTGGCTGCGCACCTATGACCAGGCCAAGAACCCACGCGAGCATCAGATCGTAAGTCCCGAAGGTGACTTCGTTGGCGTGCGCACGAACAAGGACGGCAAGACGCCGACCCAGACCGGCTGGGGTTCGCTCAACGAGATCGGCAAAGCCGTGGTCATTTTCCAAGACCCGAGCGTGCAGACCATCAGCCGCAACCTTGGCCAACAGCACAAGGTGCGCAACTTCTACAACAACATCTATGCGCCAGGCGACCCAGCTGGCCATGTGACCATCGACACCCATGCGGTGGCCGCTGGCCTGCTGCGCCCGCTGTCTGGCAACAGCCGCGAGGTGATGCACAACTTCGGCTCCGGCATGCTGGGCGAGGTTGGCCCCAAGAACAGCTCGATCACTGGCGTGCAGGGTACTTATGGCCTGTATGCCGAGGCCTACCGCAGAGCGGCGCAAGAGCGCGGCATCCTGCCCCGCGAGATGCAGTCGATCACCTGGGAAGCTGTGCGCGGCCTGTACCCAGACACGTTCAAGAGCCAGGCCAAGAACGTCGAGCAGATCGACAACATCTGGCTACAATATCGCAAGGGCAAACTTTCACTTGACGAGGCGCGAAATGAAGTACTCAGAGCAGCAGGAGGCATCGACGCCCCCGAGTGGGAGCGATCCGGACTACGTCCTGGGTCTCCTCAAAAAGTTCAATCTTCCGGTAACACGGGAGAACTACCTGGGGCTGGCGTATCCGGAGGGAGCGCCAGCGGATCTGGACGAGTCGAGCCTGCCGCCGGAAGTTCGCCAAGCGTAAAAGAAGCGATCCCTGAGAATGAGTTCATCAGCAGGGATCAGTTCAAGGCTTACGCAAACCAACCAAACGCCCTGAAGGGGTTTCGTAAGAATGGCCCCAGCAAGTCATTTGACGAGCAATCCTACAAACACATTGAGTTTGTCGAGATCAAGCTCGATGACGGGTCGGTCTTTCTTGACGCAATTCGTGGTCTTAACAGAACCCATGCGTTGTCCCGTGCATTTGGCAATTGGCCTGCGGCAGGGGAAATCAAACTTGTGCCACGGGCCGAGGTTGCGAAGTCAGACCCGAACTTGATTAAAGAGGTTGATGCCGCGATGGCAGTAAAGGAGCAAAAGTAAATGGCCATCCCTTCCCTCGACCAGCGCCTCGCAGGCATCTTGCCGCAGGCTGCACCAGCTGCCGCGCCGATCACCGCCGCCGAACTGGAGCCGATGCCCGCAGAGGACACGCTCCCAGCTGCACCCCCGATGGAGTCTGAGCCTGGCACGCCCAGCATGGCCGAAGGCGTGCAGGTCGCTGGCCCTGTTGACGCTGCGATCCGCAAGCTGATCACCCGGCAAGCCACCAAGGCCGAGCGCACCCTGGTGCCCGATGCCGCCCGTGCCGTTGAGGGCGAACTGCCTGACGCCACTAAGGCTGGCCGCTTCAAGATCATCCCCGAAGCTGACCAAAAGCTGACAGACAACGTGGCAGACGCAGTGGCTGCACGCAAGGCAGCGCCGATGACCGAGCGCATTGGAAAGCCTAGCCCAACGGCTGAAGACCGTGCGATGGGTAACACCGCCGTCGAGCCGTTCAACCTCTCGCGCTACCAGACCGAAGACATGGCCGCTGTCATTGGCGGTATGGCTGATGCGCTGAACATCAAGACCAAGGCCGTGACCTTTGACGAGATCAAGGCAAAGGCCGCTGAGTCGGGCATCAGCGAAAACTTCCTGTCTCGCCTGGTGGGCAATGACGGCAAGATGATGGCCAATGCTGTTGAGGTCTACAAAGCTCTTGAGGTCCAGGCTGAAACAGCCAAAGAGTTGGACCGGCTGTTCAAGCTGGTTGCCTCTGGCAATGCAACCGACATGGACAAACTGCAGGCACGGCAGCTGACTGCGTTGTCTGGCCATATCAGCAAGGGTGTGAAGGGAATGCAGACTGAAATTGCCAGATCTCTGGCTGTGTTTCGCATCCCTCGAGAAGGCAACACAACCGCAATTCGTCAGGTTCTCGATGAGTATGGTGGCGATGCTGCAATTGAAGACTTGGCTCGCAGTTATTTGAGCCTGGAGACTCAAGCAGCCAGAAACTCGCTGGTCGAGAAGTCCATGATGTCTGGCGTCAAGGACATCTGGTTCACGACCTACATCAACGGCCTGCTGTCCTCGCCTGTGTCGCACGCCAAGAACATCGTGGGCAACGCGACCTTCGGCTTGTACCAGATCCCCGAGCGCATGATCGCCTCGCTGTACAGCAACATGCTGCCGCCTGGCGTGCGTTCGTGGCGTGCCCTGGTGCCCGGCACCGAGGCTGAGAAGATCGGCTTTGACGAGGCCCTGACCATGGCGCAGTCGCTGCGCAATGGCCTGACCGAAGGCCTGCAGCTCGCGGCAAAAGCATGGAAGACCGACATGCCCAACGATCTGATGAGCAAGATCGAGATGCAGCGCGGTGGCCAGGAGAGCATGGGTGCCACGCTGCAGGCCATGACAGGCCAAGGCCAGGACACCTGGCTGGGCAAGGCGCTGGACTACTACGGCACCGCAGTGACCCTGCCAGGCCGCGCCCTGATGACCGAGGACGAGTTCTTCAAGGGCGTGCTGTACCGCATGGAGCTGAACACCCAGATCACGCGCCGCGCCAAGACCGTCTACCGCGAAGGCGTTGAGGCTGGCATGGACGAACCCGCTGCGCTGGCCAAGGCCGAGGCAGAGGCAGCAGACCTGTTTGCCAACCCGCCCGGTGACCTCGACCAGCAGGCGCTTCAGTTCGCACAGAAGGGCACCTTCACCAGCGAGCTGCCCCCTGCCTTGGCCAACCTGCAGAAGGTCTTCAACCACCCTGCCCTCAAGGTGGTGGTGCCGTTCTTCAAGACCCCGGCCAACATCGGCCTGGCGGTGATCGAGCGCACGCCCTTCGCCCCGCTGTCATCGCAGTGGCGCGAGGAGATCGCCAAGGGCGGCGTCTACCGCGACATGGCCCTGGCCAAGGTCACGCTCGGCTCTGGCATCCTGGCGACCTTTGCCGCTGCCTCTGCCGAGGGTCAGATCACTGGCCGTGGCCCTGCCCGCAAGGCCGACCGCGAGGCGCTGATGCGCACCGGCTGGCAACCGTACAGCATCAAGGTGGGCGACAGCTGGTACTCATACACCGGCCTCGAGCCGATGTCTGCCCTGATGGCCATCGCCGCCGACTATGCCGAATACGCCCAGCACGAACCCGATGCCGACAAGATCGAGGAGGTGTTCCTGGGCGCGACCTACGGCCTCTATGAGTACCTCAAGGAGCAGCCCTACCTGCAGGGCATCGCCGAGGTCTCGCGCCTGATCGGCTCCAACCAGATGGGCGAAGTGGACGGCAAGAAGATCGTGGACGGCCTGACCAAGATGGCCGGTGGCTTCATCATCGGTGGCTCTCCTGCCGGGGCTTACAGCTCGCTGGTGGCCAGCATCGAGCGCCTGGGCAACCCCAACGCCAGCGACACCCGTGCAACGCCAGACCTGCCCATGGGCGTGCGTGGCTTTGTCGAGTCCTTCAACCGCTACAAGTCGCGCCTGCCCTACTTCAACGAGTCGCTGCCCACGCAGCTGAACCTGTGGGGCGACGAGGTCAAGCAGGGCCAGGGCCGGGTCTACGAGATGGTGCTGCCAACCCGTGTGACCCGCGACCAGTTCTCTGATGTGGACGACTTGCTGGTGCGCATGGGTTCGCCTGTCGGCATGCCCGAGAGAAAGATCAAGGGCATCGAGATGGACAGCGTGCAGTACAACCGCCTGCTGACCATCTACGGCAAGGAACTCAACGCCAAGGACGCGCTGCTGTCAGTGATGACCGGCCCAGGCTTTGACATGTTGAGCCTGGACGACCAGCAGAAAATGACCCAGCGCATCCACTCTCAATACATGGAGCTGGCCCGCAATCAGCTGCTGGCTGAGTTCCCCGAGTTGGGCATGAAGATCGGCGACCTGGACGAGGCACGCAAGGCCCAGGGCCTCTATTACAAACCCGACTAAGTTCGTACAATATCCAACAGCAAGGAATGAATCATGGCTGATTACGCAATTTCCAACGTGCCCCGCAGGGTTGTTTATGCCGCCTCTGGTGTCGGCCCTTATGCGTTCACGTTTGAGATCCTGGTCAACACAGACGTGGCCGTCTACAAGGACGATGCGCTGCTGACGTTGACCACGGACTACACCGTGACCATTGCGTCCAACGGCACCGGCTCGATCACGCTGGTGGCCACGCCGACCGGCGCGACCCAGATCGCCATCGTCGGCTCGCGTGCCATTCAGCGCACCAGCGACTTCGTGACCGGCGGCGACTTCTTCGCCAACACCGTCAACGACGAGTTGGACAGCCTGACCATCTTTGCCCAGCAAAACGCCGAGGGCTTGGAGCGTGCGCTGACTGCGCCGCAGACCGACCCGCTGAACATTGACATGACGCTGCCCCGCGCAAGCGTGCGGGCCAACAAGACGCTGGCGTTCGACTCCAACGGCGACCCGACAACGGGCGAGGTGATCGGCGACAACCGTGGCAACTGGGCCTCTGGCACTGCGTACAACAAGCGCGACATCATCAAGGACACCAGCAACGGCAACGTCTACTACGCCAACACCTCTCACACATCGAGCGGCTCGCAGCCGATCTCTAGCAACACAGACTCGGCCAAGTGGGATCTGCTGGTGGACAACGCCAGCGCTGGCGCATCGGCGACTGCTGCCGCCGCGAGCGCTACGGCTGCTGCAGGCTCGGCCTCTGCCGCCAGCACATCGGCGACCAACGCTGCCTCGAGCGCGTCTGCGGCCTCGACCTCTGCGTCCGGTGCCGCGACATCTGCGACCAACGCTGCCTCGTCTGCGACCGCTGCCTCTGGCTCGGCAACGACCGCCAGCACGCAAGCGACCAACGCAAGCACCAGCGCAACCGCTGCGGCCACATCGGCAACAAACGCGAGCAACAGCGCCAGCGCTGCCAGCACATCGGCAAGCAATGCGTCCAGCTCTGCGTCTGCTGCCAGCACATCTGCCAGCAACGCAAGCACATCGGCCACCAACGCTGCGAACAGCGCGACCAGCGCCAGCTCTTCGGCTTCGACTGCGACGACCCAGGCGACCAACGCAGCCTCAAGCGCAACAGCTGCTGCAGGCAGCGCAACGGCTGCAGCTGGGTCTGCCACCACGGCAAGCACACAAGCCACCAACGCATCCAGCTCTGCGACCGCCGCTGCCGCATCGGCTGCTGCCGCTGCCGCATCGCTGGACAGCTTTGATGACCGCTACCTCGGCCCGAAGTCTTCTGACCCGACTGTCGACAATGACGGCAACGCGCTGGTGACTGGTGCGCTGTACTACAACACCACCTCGCAGACCATGAAGGTCTATGACGGCGCGACCTGGATCACAGCCACAGCCGCTGGCACATCGGCCATGTCTCGCTACCGCTATGTGGCCACTGCTGGCCAGACCACATTCTCTGGCTCTGACACCAACAGCCTGACACTGAGCTACACCAGCGGCAACATTGTGGTGGCTCGCAACGGCGCAATGCTCGACCCCTCTGAGTACACCGCAAGCAACGGCACAAGCGTGGTGCTTGGCGTGGCCGCTGGCACTGGCGATGTCGTTGACATCGTGGCGTTCAAGTCATTCACGGTGGCTGACACGTACAGCATCGCTGGCGCTGATGCCGAGTTCTTGCGCAAAGCAGGCGAGGACGGCGTCACTGTTACTGGCGGCAACGTGGGTATTGGGACGAGTTCGCCGAGCACAAAATTTGTACTTAATGGCGGCGCTCAATTTCAAGGTGCGGCAGGATTTCCAACTACGGGCACTGGTATTGAGGTTGTCGGCAACGTCAACGGCGCATCCAACTACATTCAGGCGTATAACCGCACCGCCTCAACATGGCAAGATTTGGTTATTAACGGAAACGTTGTAGCCTTTGGCACTGCTGGCTCAGAACGCGCCCGTATCGACTCCAGCGGAAACGTGGGTATTGGGACGAGTTCGCCAAACTACAAACTAACGGCCAATGGTGGGGCTGGGCCGACAGTTATCCAGCTCTGCAACACAGCAAGCGGCACAACGGCTGACGATGGCTTCCTGCTGCACCAAGACGGTGTTAATTGCCGACTGCAAAACACTGAAGCGGGAAGCATGTTGTTCTACACAGGCAACACAGAGCGCGTGCGTATCGACTCCAGCGGTAACTTCATGGTGGGGACAACGAGTACAACCAACGGAGCAAAACTATCTGTAAACGGTGTCGTTTACATGAACAATACAGTTTATGCGCCGGGCGTATATAGTTTGACAACCGGCTCTGCCGCAAATGTCCACATTGCTTCTGATGGAACGCTTTATCGCTCCACATCATCTTTGAAATACAAGACAGATGTACAAGATGCCACGCATGGGTTGGCGCAAGTTCTGGCTTTGCGGTCTGTCACTTACAAAGGCGTGAATGACGGCGCTGCTGTTTTCGGCGGTTTGATTGCCGAAGAAGTCCACGAAGCGGGCTTAACTGAGTTTGTGCAGTATGCCGAGGACGGAACGCCTGATGCTTTGGCCTACGCCAATATGGTGTCGTTGGCATTCAAAGCCATCCAAGAGCAGCAAGCCATCATCATCGCTTTGACCGCCCGAGTTGAAGCACTGGAAGGAAACTAATCATGGGAAAAACTGCATCACTGGCCAGCCTGGGCAGCATCGCTGACACCTCGCTTGGCTTCCGTAACCGCATCATCAACGGCGACATGCGGATTGACCAGCGTAATGCTGGGGCGAGTGTGACGATCACAAATACTGGGGCCACAACTTACGTGCTTGACCGCTGGTATGGGTACGGAAACGTAGGCTCTAAATTTTCGATGCAACGCAATGCAGGTAGCGTCACGCCGCCTGCTGGATTTACTAATTACCTTGGCGTAACGTCTTTATCAGCTTATAGCGTTGGCTCTAGTGACGGCTTTCCAGTTGGGCAAAGCATTGAAGGTTTTAATTTTGCTGATCTAGGTTGGGGCACAGCAAACGCTGCCTCGATAACTTTGTCTTTCTGGGTACGCTCAAGCCTAACTGGAACATTTGGCGGTAGTCTACGAAATAGCGCAGCGAATCGTTCGTACCCTTTTGCCTACACGATTAGCGCGGCAAATACATGGGAACAGAAAACTGTAACGATTGCTGGTGACACTTCTGGCACTTGGCTAACAGATAGCAGCATTGGGGTTAACCTTGTTTTCAGCATGGGCTCTGGCTCTTCGTACAACGGAACTGCGGGTTCTTGGGCCAGTGCAAACTACATTTCAGCCACAGGCGCAACCTCTGTAGTCGGCACAAACGGAGCCACCTTCTACATCACAGGCGTCCAGCTTGAAGCTGGCAGCGTTGCTTCCCCGTTTGAGCGCAGGGACTACGGGCGTGAGCTGATGATGTGTCAGCGTTATTACGAGAAGTCGTTTTCGCAAGACACTACGCCAGCCAACGGCCCCAATGGAACTTCTTTTGCCACAGGAGGTGCAAACGTTTCTGTCTTGAGTCAAGGAAACATTAGCAACACTGGCTACAGGTTTATGGTGGTAAAGCGTGCGTCACCAACGCTAACTCTTTTTGGGAATAGTTCTGGGCAACTCGCTTTAGCAAGCAACGGTACAGCAGTCACTTGGACAACTGTTGCTGGAAATATTAATGCTGGAACAAACGAGTTGGGGATTGCGATTTATAACTCCAGCACCACCTTGCAACATTTGACTTTTAACTTTGCAGCATCTGCGGAGCTTTAATCATGTATCAACTTCAACCTGACCAATTCGGCCAACCAGCACAGTGCGTCAAACGCATTGCCGACAATGCCTTCATCCCCGTCGACCCTGCTAACACAGACTACGCCGAGTACCTGAAATGGCTGGACGAGGGCAACGAGCCATTGGCTGCTGATGAAAGTTGAGCATGGCAGAGCATGACATCACACACCGCGAGATCTACGACAGGCTTGTAAACCTCGAGACCAAGGTTGATCGCATAGAGACAAACACCAAGGATGTGGTCTCTGCGTTCAACGCTGCAGCTGGCGCGTTCACCGTCCTTGAGATGCTTGGCAAAGTCGCCAAGCCTCTCTTGTGGATTGGTGGGTGCGTCACCGCTGTTGGCATTCTCTGGCAGAACTATCGCGTGAAGTAGGGGTCAGCATGATCGACCCGTTCACCGCCCTTGCTGCTGTCACATCTGCAGTCAACCTGGTCAAGAAGGCCGTCAAGACTGTCGATGACGTGCGCAGCCTCGGCCCTGTGCTGGGTAAATACTTCGACGCCAAGGCCGATGCGGTCAAGGTGCTTGAGGAGGTCAACAAGGGTGGTTTCAAAGGCTCCAACATGGGCAAGGCCGTGGAGCTGGAGCTGGCCATCGAGAGCGCCCGCCAGTTCGAGGAGCAGGTCAAAGGCTTGTTCTTCCCGAAC